CTGCGGATAAGCACACAACTAGAAAACTGTTTAGTAGGAGTGCCAAGCCCAGCCAACACAGGTGTAGCAAGAGTAAACAGACCATCGGATGCTGCTGCATAATATTCTTTAATGTAACGCATCCTTGCGCTATTCGGCTCCTCGTTATGGAACACAGTTGCTGCCGCAACCATATATCTAATTTGTGGAGTTTCATAAATTTCCTTCGTAGCACGATTCTTAACAAGATATTTTTCAATCAACTGCTCAATGGCCGCATACGAATACGATTCATCCTTGTCGTGATCAAGCATGTCATTCATCTTGTTCCAGTCTTCTTCACTATACCAGTTAAGAAGCTCCGGAGTGTATAATCCTGTTGCTACATTCTTTTTAACTATTTCATATAAGTGTGGGACTTCGTATGAACCATACACATCTTTACGTAGCATACTCAATCGTTGCTTGCCTGCTACATATTGATAGTTGGTGTGTCCTACATCTGGATTTGATTCAATATCAATTAAGTCAACGATGGCACGTAAAGTTATACCATCTATGTCTTCGGTTGTAATGCCATCGTAAAAGTGTAACTGTGCTTTAATCTCTATCATCGATTGACTAACATCTGCAATACCTTTACAAACTTTTGCTACCTGCGCTTGCCATTTCTCAATCATTAACGGCTCTTTTTGTCCGCTTCTTTTTATCACTGTAATCGTCATTGTGCGTCTCTATTTTAATCTTGGTTTGATATTTATAAGCTGTCAGATTTTGACCATAACAGCCTGGTTTCGATATTTGAAATTGCTTGATAGTCAACAACTTGCCGATATTCAAAGTTTAGAACATGCTGTTTGTCTACAACTAGAAAATAGAGAGGCTGTTTTTCTTTCGGAAGCATAGACATATGTATCTCGCAATTAACATCAATAAACCGCTGTGTTAATTTAATAGTATACAGCATTCCTAGAGCAATTGCAAGGTCATCGAGGCGAGAATCTAACACCAAATGCCATGGATCGGGCCATTCGGTAGGATTGTTTGGATCTAAGTATGGACTAACAAACGGTGCTGAACTCCAAAACTCTGCTACTTCCTTGTAGGGATTTTGGCTGTTCTCTAAACGTTCTCTAAATTGTTTCCAGTCTGCTAGTCTTTCGGGGCCGTGCTTATCAAACACCGTAGGTTACATCGAATGAGATGTTACCTGTGGCTCCGTTACCAACCGGATTCTTATAACTTAGCACCACAGTTTCGACTCCGGAATCAGTGTCGTTGTCTCTGATTTCTGCCGAAAATTCAAATTGTGTCATAAGCATTCCTCCGATGGTTGTTGATGATGTTGAACTGTATGAATAATTATCAACAAGATTTGCCGCAGTAAAATCTTCGTCAATAGTCATTGTAAGTTGTCCAATACGTGTGTGACTTGAAAGGGTTAAAACGTAATTAATAACTGCATATCTATTCAATGCAGAAAACACTGCCACAGGCCTAAAGCTGTCTGACAGATAAATTTCAGAATAGTTTCTATCTATGAATTGAGCTTTGTCAACGTTGTAAACTTCACTGACAGCATTTATTGTGTTAACCGAAACAATACCAGCTGCCTGTTGTCTGTCACTGGAACAGTCAATTAAAAGATTTCCTGTCTTTTCTCCAAAGTAAACTATTGGATGAGATGGATCTGCTGCTGTAGCAATCTCGTTGCCGCAATTTTTAAATCTGCAACGATGCATTATTGTTTTTCTTCCTGCGATTGATCTTAATGCCTGTCTTGCAATTTCTTCAAAATCACAGTCATTGATATACCACTTGTTGTCTTGACCGTTGATACCATCAATGTATATGGCAGTATGGTTTACTAAGAATTTGCAATCAACTAATCCTACCACAGTTTCAAATGCCACAGTCTGCGAGCATTTAACACTTAGAGCATTTGAATCAAATATACAAGACTTGAACTCAACTCCGTTTACTCTTGTTCCTGATAAGTTATTCAACCAAACAACTGCTGCTGATTCAGTTGATAAGTTTACAGTATCTCCTAAACGGTATTCACCTTTGAATCGAAGATCTGTAATTTTACTATTTGCCAATCCAGAAAGAATCAATGACCCGGAAGATCTTAAAATTGTAAAATTAGATAGTTCAACATTCTGTGGTCTGTTCGAACTGTCAAAACCTACTAGTTCTGTTCCATCACCGGTAATGAATCGAATGTTATTAGCGCCGATATTAATAACAGCGCCAAGTTGTGTCTCACCTCGAATGATAGCGTTACTTGGGATAGCCAAGCTGCCAGCAATAAGATATTCGCCGTTGGGTATTATTAAAACTTTTTTGTAATTTGAATTTGCATTTCTAAACAGCTGAGTAAATGCAGTTTGAAATATTTCTGTGCAGTCTGTTGAGCCGTCACCTACAGCTCCAAAGTCGTTGATGCTTACATACTCATCTAACTTTGATTGAAGACTTCGTGGAATTGATAATGTTATAGCTGTATCATCTGAAGCAAACTGATAACTAGATGCAAGATCTAATATGTTATCGTGTTCCGTGATAATTTTAGTGTTTCCTACATAAGGAGCACCTTCGACTACAGAACCATTACCAATATAAAGTTCTTGCGTGTCAATAGCCCAAGCAAACTCTGCAGAGCTGAGCTGTGGAATACCGCTATTTGAGTTTTTTTGTCCTCTTCGGACTTGTATTTTAGATATCTGAACGACAGCCATATAGATAAATTCCCGTTATAGGGTATTTATCTTAATGAGTTGTAGTATTCCTCTACTTTGTTGAGCCACATATCTTGGTATTTGTTAAAGTCCTTGGGCAGCAGATCAAACTGTTGATATTCACATGCTCTAGAACACATAAAAACATGGCCCTCTCGAATGTCCGTTTTGTAGACTTCATTATGTGCTAATATATAAGCAACCAGCTGTAAGAAATAGTCTTCAACCCATTCTGCTTTTTTAGGCTTGTTAGTTTGTTTGTAATCACAAACACTAGGATTGCCTTTGTATACAGCAACCAAGTCTGTTGTGCCGGAATATAATCCCGGAAAATATAGGCTTTGTTCCATGGCCCACACTTCATTAACATCATTCAACCCGTTGATAATAATCTGATCAGCCATTTGGTTAGCCTGGATGTGAACAGGATTATTTCCCGGTTGACGCTGAATGCCTGCAATGAATCTTTCTAAATTACTGTGCATAGCAGTTCCGACGCCTGCTGCTTCTGTGGTAATTTGTTTGGCCTTGTCTTCGCCTACTCGTTTCTTCCATTCATTCAAATGGGTCATGTCTTTGGTAGCACTAAGGATAGTAGTTACGCTAGGAAGACTTTCGCCGTCTGGAGTTAAGTAGACACGTTTGCGTGTAACAGGATCATTAATTTGTTGGCAATTCTTGTATTGAATCTTTTCAACAAATGGAGGGGGAGTAAGTTGTGTATTCATATTCTGTATATATTAACAGAATATTTAACAGTTGTCAAACCTGAGGAGTTGCTTGTGCTTGAGCTAGTTGTCCGGCTGCTGCCGAAGATGCTATTTTGTCTACAGTTTGGGCACTGTCTTTGCCACCATTCGGTATTGGCTCGTTGGCATCTCCTGGTTCTTCAGCGCCAGGAACATTCAATTCAATACCAGTCTTGTCAAAGTTTTTTACCAAACCTTGAATAGTAGGATTTGAATCATACATTGCCTTAAATGTTTCGTAATCAGCTGCAAATTCAAATCCTGAATTTTTAGATATATTTTGTAAGGCATTCCAATTTAGCGAGCTAGGAACTTTTTTAGATGACGCACGACCAATATGATTTTTTAGAATCATAACAAACTTGTCTACGGCTGCATCATCGCCTGCGAATTCAAAAAATCTCATCCTAGGTCTGCCAGTTGTTTTTGAAGGTCAGTTAATTCTTGTTGCTTCTGTTTGATAGCATCTTGAATTTGTTTCTTTTGTTCTTGTTGATCTTTGGCTGCTGCCGCCGCCTGTGCTGGATCCATCTGGCCTCCAGCAAGTCCACTAGCCTGTGCGCCTTGAGCAATCTTTCCTCCGATAGCTTTTGCGCCCTGTGCTAGTGCTCCCATTGCTTGGCCAGCACCCTGCGATACTGCACCACCAACAGCTTTAGCTGCTCCACCTAATGCAGAACCAACTGCACCAAGTGCAGGCAGCAACTCATCAAGTTGATGATCTTCTGAAATATCAGATAGTTTCATTAGCCTGCCAATACTTTTAATAGACGATTGCTGCGATCAATGCTTTCGCGTTGTTCTCTACCTAACGCTTCGTCGCCACCTGCTGCTGCATCAGCTGCGCCAAACTCGTCACCGCCCTCTTCTGGAGGACCCATCTCGCCACCCATGTTCATAGCATCTGGTTCTGCTGAACCTAATTCATCTTCTGCACCTGGCTCAGCGCCTAACATCTCAGCACCTTGCTCTTCACCTGTTAATGTGCGAACACCTGTGGCTAATGTTTCACGTGTTTGTTTTAGATTTTCTAAAGCTGCTTGAATTGCTGGAGCACAAGCACTGATAAACTGCTTGGCTTGATCTTGTCCCATCTCGTCACGGATTTGATCTCCTAGCTGTAGAAGGGTATCGTTCTCCATGCCAGATAGTTCTTCAATCCAGCGGCTAACTCTGTCGACCATTGTCTTTGCTGTGACGATAGCACTGGCCTGTTGCACTTCGCCTTCTCTTAGTGTAGTCATATCTTCTCCTGATTCAGTTGACTCGTTTTTTTCTTTGTTGTGTTGCTTCCATGCTGTAGCATAGGCAATTGATTTTTCTTTGTCTGATAACTTACCATCTTGAGCATATCCTTTTTTGATATGCTTAACCATACGTTCTGCTTTGGCACCGGGTGGTGCTTTTTCTTCAATGCTTTCATCGTAGCCAAAGCTGCCGTAGTCTTCATCGCTGCCGTGGCCTGCTGATGCTAAGGCATAACTGTCATCAGTTTCGCCACCCTCATCTTCATCCCCGCCTTGGGCAAGATCTGCAAACTGATCTTCTATATCTTCAATGTAGTTGTCCATGTTGCGAAGTTCGCCGCCGTCTTGATCAGCATACGCATACCACACTACTTCTGTAGCACCCTCTACATCGCCCTGTTTAAGCAGCTCAACAATCTTGGCTTGGTCTGGGTCGCCGTAGCCACCAATTTCCATCATATCGTCGTCAAACTTCTTAATAATTGCTGCTACTTCATCTTCTAATGAACCAAACCCTTCATCTGTGCTAACTTCAGCTACTGATGGATCAGCGATAAATTCTTCACGCTCTGCAATCTCTGCATTGATAGCGTCTAACATAAACTGTGCTTTACTAAAAGCTTCGTTATCTAGGTTTTCGTTAAATCCGCTCTGACCCCTAACTTGACTGATCTGTGTTCGTAACTTGTTACGAGCATCTTCTAGTTTTGGGAGATCAAAGCTCTGTAAATCTAACTTTTGACCAAACATTTTTTCCATGCTTTCGTTGATCTTCTTGCTGGATCTATTAGCTTTAAAAAGGTCTGTGGTTTTCATATTCAAAGGGTCCAAATTGATACTATATTTATTCAGAATACAGCCAATCGCTCTACAGTTTTCTTGGCCTGGGCTGTGCGATTTCTGCTTTCACAGTATCTAGCCCACAGCATATCTGCTCTATCAAACTCTTGTTGATGCATGGCTTTTTCGTATTGTGATCTTAACATTTGACTGTCAGCAAACCATTTACCATAATCTTGATCGGCATTGTAAATGTTATCAATGTTAATCTGCGATCGTTTCATTGCAAGCAGATTAGCCATGGCAATAGCTGCTTTGTTTAACGATATTTCTTTATATACCATTTGCCCGTTTTTTACAATATCTTTTAGACTTCCGTTGTTCTTTATCAAAAAATCACCAACAAGAATACCATCGTCTGTTTTAACAGGGATTACTAATTTGGATAACTCTTTTTTAACGACCTGTTCTAGTCGCTGTGAAATGTTAGTCATAAAAAAAGGACCTATGGTCCTTTATTTAACTGCGTAGTTAATACGCTAAAAATTATCCACCTCTCATGAGCATGGTAATGATAATACTTAAAACTCCGGCTACAACTGTTCCTGCTGTGCCAATAATAACCTTGGTCATTGACTTCTGACCTTCAACGATATCAGTATGAATATCATCTACTTTCTTTTCTAGGTTGGTTAGCCTTGTATCCAAGTTGAGGTAGCGCATGGCGCACAGGTCAACGTGAGCTTCAAGACTTTGTTTTTCTAAATTTGTGGTCTGTGCTAATTCAGACATATAAGAGATTCTCCAAAAGTTAAAACTTGGATGCCTTAAAGTTATGCCTGATGCGAGCCTATATGCTTTTATTTATCTTCTGATAACGCTTTTATGACAGCAGATTTCATGTCTTTGATGTCGGAAGATACTTCCGAAACTTTGTGTTTAGTTTCGTCCCATTGTTTGACTAAATTTTTCATAGTATACATAGCCCACCACCACCATATGACTGCTAGACAAAACATTATAGTTTCACCGGTTATTAGAGCTACACTGAAAGCAGTTCCGTCAAAGAATTTCCATATAAAAAATGTGCCTGCGAGAGCCGTAGTTGGTAAGACCATTGCTAGCCAAGACCATAGCCTGATTTGAATAAGTGTTTTAATTTTGAAGTTCATTTAGTTTGCCTCTTTATACAAATATTTAATCTGCCTACGAGGAAAATTTAAATGCTAGATTATTTCTACCCAGGTATTTTGATGATCACCGGATGTTTGAAATGCTGGTGGACTTAGATCTGCTGAATTTTCTAAAAGGTCTACAATAGGAACACCGTGCAGATCTTTGAGTAAGAGGAGAACTTTGTTGTTGCCTTCTTTGAAAACATCATCACGCTCTGTGGTAAATTCCCAGATCCAATGCACAGCTTTACCTTGTTCACCTACAGGTAATCGTCCAGTGTCTTTGACAGGATCGTTAGACCATTCTATATTACTTCTTAGACCTATTGTTTGTATAAGACTGTTGAAGTTGGCTTGTTGTCCAATTTTAATTTTATCTGTTTCAGACCGTGAAGCACCACTTCGGGTAATGTCAACTAGGGTGATAAGTTTGTAGCGTTCCATAATGTGCTACTATTTACACCTAAAGAAATTGTAGTCGTAAAAAAGCCTACCGAAGTAGGCTTAGTCTTCCCATCCCTGAGAAATTCAACTATTATAGTGCGTATAAAGTTGTTGGTGCTGTAACTGTCAATGTGCCACCTGCTGTGAATGTCCAAACACCAGTTGATGTCAATGAACCTGCACCGATAACACGACCAGCACGGATAGCCAATGTGTCAACGTCTAGATTGTGGTTGTCACCCATAGTGATGATAGCCAAACCGTCTGACTTAACTTGGAATACAGATGAAGTTGTGCCAATTTCGTCTGTAACTGGTGCTGCTGTGTCTGCTGTTAGTGCAACTGCACCACTTGAACCGCTCAATACATATTTGAATACGGTTTGTTGGAATGTCTTTTGAACTGTTCCTAACGCTACTGCTGTAGGGTTTACTCTTGTTACTGATGCCATGATTTTTCTCCTTGTCTCTTAAATCGTGATCCCGCTCCGGGATCGGCATAGTATTTATAATTTGGAGAAAAAATCAGGTGTTTTGGCTGTTATTCTGATCGAAACGGAGTCCAGCGATCACGTGGAACTAGTTTAGATCCACCTGCTACGTAGCCTTCACCGCCAGGCTTGCCACCTGTGTGTGCAGTAATGTCACCCTTGGCAGCATCTAATTCACGGATAACTTCATTCTTAGCAGCCATAATTTCTTTGACTAACTGGAATAGTTTATCTAACACACCAGGGTGAGCATCGCTGTGTGTTTTTATCTTTGCAGCTTTGGCCGGAGTTTTTTGTAAGAAATTAAAAAATGCATCAGCAGTTACATTGTCTAATTGTTTGGCTTTGCTCTGTGAATTAACAAAGGTATAAATCTCACTTTGAAGATAACCCATACCTGCTACTGGTGCTAGGAACTTGTCAATAGCAGGTTGACTCTTGGCCATTGATTCGATCTTGCTTAGATTGTCTGCTCTTACTTCCGGTTTATGAGCAACATATGTCAAGCCAAAAACTAATAGATCTGCATTGGCATTGAGAGCTTTCACATCTTCTATGTCCTCTCCAGTTTTGTCGCCAAAATAATCTAGATGTTTGTGTGCGGCTACTGCAATTTTAGCGTTGCCTAGACGTTGACCTATTGGACTAGTTGCCTTAACTTCATAGGTAGTCTGATTAGGAGTAAACATAATCTTGCCATCGCCACTATCGTAAGGCTTGCCTGGATGAAATAGTATGTCACCGTAGATATAGCCTCGGAAGTCTTTGGGAGTGCCGGATTCAAAGATAGGCCATAGTGCGGCCATATCTGATGCAAACTTTTCACGCCAGTCTTCGCCCTTGCCTCGACTCATGATAAACTGTTTTAGTTCTTCTGGGCTAGAGCTTTTGCCTTCTTCACGTCCCCAGTTGTTCTTACCTACCATACGGAATGTGCCATTGTCTTCACGTCCCCAATATACTGTAGGGTTACCATCCCACTTGATAGATATCTTACTTTCTGGTTTGGCTAGATCTTTGAGTATTTGAATAGCACGTTGAGAACCGTTTGGTTCTGTGAACACCAGATCCTCAAGATGATTAAACTCACGACCTACTTTCTTAGGAGCAGGTGCTGCTTCAGCTTCAGTTAAAAATTCAAATGCTCTCATGATACCATGTCAATAATTTTACGCATCCAGCTAGGACTGTTAGGTGTGTAATGTTCAAGAGCTTCCTTCTTAGGTAGCTCAATACCACTGCGTCCTAGTGTTTCTTGTGCAGCAGAAATTAGTTCTTCGTAATTTGGTAGTTTTTTAATATAGCTGATAATTGTTTCTACTGAACGAATATCTTTTACTGTTGCTGATAGTCCTAGTAGTTGTTTTGCAATCACATTCCAATCATCTCCGTTTGGAACTGGCTCATTGGTTTCGGGATCTACTAGTCCGTTCTTAGGTGAATATTTTAATCCTCTTGCTCTAGCAATGCTAGAAAGAAGAATATGACGATGCTCGCCTCTATATGGACTGCCTTCACCACCGCCTAACATACTACCTTGCTGAAACTTAGGATTGGTGCTGAACATAAAATCAGTTTGGGCAAATCCGTTAGAAGAATCTCCGTTGATAGGAGTTTTTAAGTGAACGCTGTCTCCGCTGAGTTTTACACTGTCTTTGCCAAATACACCGATCAGTTTTTGTGCAAATTCTTTTTTATCTAACTCGTTTGCATCTACAGATAGATCCAAATCTCCACTATCTGCTTTACGTCCTGTGGTTCCTAACCATTTAATAGGAACGCCTGCTTCATCCTTGTCCATGGTGAAATCTACACCCGTTTCTTTTTCTAAGAAAGCTATTGTGGCAGGAATTTCTTCACGTTTAATTCTACGTGTTAAAGGTTCTTTGTCCGGGCCTTTGAATACGTTGCCCCCTTCAAATAATTCAATCGTCATTGTTTTGGTCTAAGTGTTTGTTGTTTTTTCGAGATTCTACAATTTTACGTATACCTCGAGTAAATTTTGCAGTATCTTGTCCACGGATAGCATTGATAAATCTACGCTCTAATTCATCCGCCTGTTCCGGAGTATAACTTTTATGGATGCTCTCTAATAGATTAATAGCTGAATTTATGATATTCGTAGCTCTGCTTTCAAACAGTGAGTCTTTGTTTCGGACTTCTGCTATTTCGTTTAGTTCTTGCAGTATTGATCTAGTTCTTAGTTTCATCTCTGGTTCCGTTCTATACTATATTTAATTCAATTCAAAGAATGTTAAAACATTATTTTAAGCTCTGTTGTAATCTATTTGCAATGGTAGTTGACTAAATACTCAGTAGAAACCATGATACAGTTACTACACACACTTACAGAGGACTAAAATGAAATACCTATCAACCAGAATGTTGGCCATGTTAGAGCGGCTAGCAGAGATGTTCCCAAGTAGCTCTTACCAAAGCCGTTTAGATATGTATCTAAGCACCAAAGGCATTACCGATGCCGCACAGTTGGAAAATTACATCCAGCAATTCAACCACTCTCAAAAGGAGAACTATCTATGAAAAATTTATTTGAAAGAATTTCCAATGTTTTTGCAATGATCAGCAAAGCATCATATGCTGCGCATTTAGCTAGAAATCATCAATACAACAGAGCTAAAGCAATAATGGAGAAATAATTCTTGCATTTGTTCTAAAAGAGATATATAATAACACTTAGACGACAGAAATGTTGTCTGAGGTAAAAACATACACACACAAGGAGAAAAATATGTTTATTCACAATCAAGTAATCGACACCGTTCAAGGTGCCAAGAAGCAGTTCGTAGAAACATTCATCAAAGATGAAACATTTAAAACTGAACTGATCAAACTAATCGATGCACAGGCAACTGCTACAAAAACTTCAGTAGAAGCAATGTTGGCTATTGCTACAGCGTTCACTAAGAATACTACAGCACTAATGTATCCAAACAAAGGAGCGAAATAATGTCAGATTTAACTCCAAAACTACCAGAAGTAAAGTTCAATAAGAACGGCTACGAAATCCGCACAGACATTCTAGCAATGGCAAAGGATCTAGTATCACAAGACTTCCATGTTAAGTTCCAAGGTTGGGAATTAACTGCTCAACGTGATGAAAAGACCGGTCAAATTGTCAGCAAGGTTGATATGCCAGAGTTTCCAGGGCTTGAAAAAGTTCTAGAAGCAGCTGAGAAAATGTATAGTTTTGTAAATACAGGTGCAAAGAAGTAATATAATTTCCTGTTAAAGGATGAAGAATTATATACATTGACGCATAGCGTCTTATTATAGAAGCAAGAAAAAAGGACCTTCGGGTCCTTTTTCTTTATCTAACTGTTGCTAATCTAAAGAATCGCAGTATACAGATATAAACCCAACCTATATCAAACTCCCACCAATGCTGACTGAATTTGGCATTGGCACCATCTGCGTGATGATTGTTGTGCAGTTCTTCGCCGCCAATCCAAATAGCCCAGGGAATTAAATTACGGCTGGTATCCTTAGTGTCAGTATTACGATATCCCCACCAATGACTTAGTCCGTTGATTACTCCTGCTGCCCAGAAAGGAATCCATAGCATTTGAATACCCCACACTAACAGTCCCCACGGTCCAAAGAGCAAGCAGTCTATGACCAGCATTAAAAGAATACCTGAGCGACTGTGTGCGGAGTAAATGTTACGTTCAACCCAATCATTAGGACAGTCTTTGCTTAGAGAATCAACCATAGCTGTGTCTTTACTGGCAGAGTGGTATAGTTGTGCGCCGCCAAATAGCACACGCCAAATACCGTAGATCTGCGGGCTATGCGGATCACCTTCTTGATCCGAACGTTGATGATGTTTACGATGTATGGCTACCCATTGTTTGGTAACCATGCCTGTGGTTAGCCAAAGCCAGGCTCGCATAAAGTGGTTAATAATTGGGTGAAATTGGACAGCACGATGTGTCTGTCCTCTGTGTAGATATAGCGTCACACAGGCTATAGTGATTTGGACCATCACTAATGTGTATAATATTATGTTCATATTTTACTTATCCGCTTGACAAATAGCCAAAATAATAGTATAATTGCAGTATGAAAAAGAAAATCATACTCACAGACGCAGACGGAGTGTTGTTAGATTGGGAATACGCATTTGACGTATACATGCAACAACACGGTTTTAACAAACAAGATGGCGGCAACCTAAAATACAATATTGGTAGCCGTTATGGTATTGATGCTGAACAGGGCAAGAAGCTGATCAAAATCTTTAACGAATCAGCACACATGGGATTTTTACCTCCTTTGCGTGATGCTATGTATTATGTTAAAAGATTGCATGAAGAACACGGTTATGTGTTCCATTGTATTACTTCAATGAGCTCGGATGCTAATGCACAAGAACTACGCAAAATGAACTTGTGTAAATTGTTTGGCAAGACAGCATTTGAAAAGTTTATTATCCTAGAAACTGGTGCAGACAAAGACGAAGCCCTTGCTCCTTACAAAGGTAAAGGCTATTGGTGGATTGAAGATAAAATTACCAATGCTGTTGTTGGACACGAACTAGGGTTAAAGAGCCTGTTAGTTGAACACGGTCACAACATGGACTACGAGCATCCAGAAATTCCACGTGTCAAGAACTGGAAAGAAATCTACGAAAGAATCGTAGGATAAATAATTGCGGGGAGTAACTAGCCTGCAAAGGCTTTATGCATCGTCAACACGGCCTAGTAAGCCCGGTGCATAGACAAAGAGGTGAGACCATTTTAACTTTAAAGGAGTAAAAATGGAATTACTATCCCTACAGGCCTTATGGGCATTTCTCGCTATCATTTTGATAGACATAGTATTAGCTGGTGATAACGCTCTTGTTATCGGAATGGCGGCTAACAAATTACCAGACCACTTACGCAAGAAGGCAATCTTTTGGGG